CGAGGTGTTCTCGCAGTTCTCACTGAAAGCCATCTCAAAAGACTGGATGCGGGCCATGATGCTTCTCGCCCCTGAGACCGACCCCATCAAACTTTCTGAGGTGGAAGAGCGCAACATCGACCTTGGCCTGCAACAACTCATGGAGGTGTGGCTTGATCCTGAACTGCTCTACTCGTCGGCATCAGGAGCCGTTGACGACTTCAACGAGATATTCGCATCGAAGGGTTTTGTAAAGAAGGTACAGCGCGAGATTGCAGAGGTGAAGGCCGAAACATTGAGAGAAATCAATAAGGAACTATGAACGAAGAGAGTAACAATTTACCACAAACTGCGACACCTGAAGAATTGGCGTGGCAACGCATACGGCCATATCTGCTCGATCCGCGTGAGAATTACCCAGAGCCATTTTACATGCTTGAATACAATGGTGTGCCGTTCTCCAAGATCGGTGGCATGGGAGCCATGTCAGGTCAGAAGAAAAACGGCAAGTCGTTTGTGTTCACTGAACTGATAGCCGCTATCGTTGGCGACGGATGCGAACGGGTACAACAGTACCTTCCAGGTCTGCGAGTGCCAGAGCGAACCATCGAATACCTTGGGCACAAGCCAAGAGCACTCTATATTGACACAGAGATGGAGCGGCTATCGAGTGCTAAGGTCATGAGGCGCGTCCACTGGCTTTGCGATGTCGATATGAATGCGCCATTCCCTGAAGACCGATTCGCGGTGCTTTGGCTGAAGAACATGCCGAGGAATGAGGACAAACGGCCATACATCCAACGTTTCGACCTCATCAAGACCGCCATCGAGATTATTCAGCCCGATGTGGTGTTCATCGACGGCCTGCGTGACTTGGTATCATCCATCAACGATGAGGAAGCAGGGACGACTATTCTTGACTACTTCGGCAGTATCGCAGAAGAGCGCAACCTGTCAATTTGGCTGGCACTACACCAGAACCCATCCAGAAACAATGAAGTGGAAGATGCCAAGATGCGCGGCTGGATTGGAACGGAGTTAGGAAACAAGGTTAGCGACACGCTGGTGAGTATCAAGACCAAGACTGCCAATGGCGTGACATTCACCGTCAAACAGCAGGATGCGCGAGACAAAGACCTCGACGATTGGAAGTTTGAGATTACCGACGATGCTGGTAACCTTGGTATTCCACGTATCACAAACAGCGGCACGAATATGCCATCGAAATCAAAGGAGCAAGTCACCTGCGACGATGTGACAGTCATTCGTGGGTGGATTGAGCATGCAAAAGATATGTATGAATGGCCGATGACTCGCGCTGATGTAAAGAAGACCATATTCGGCGATATTGGCGGGCAGAAGAACTCAGCCAAACAACAGGCAGACCTTCAGGCAGCTCTCAATATGGGTTATTTGGAGGAATCAACATTAAAAGCTGGAAACGGCTCATACATGTTACAACCTCCACAGGATATGCCATTCTGATAACTTTGTACCAACTTTTATTTTATACCTAAAGGTATAAAGAACTTTGTACCAATAGCTACCCGCCTGCGGGATGCGATGCCTATGCCCGCCAAGATGTGAGCGGGCTGACGGCAGCGAATCCACACACGCGGTCGGGCGCGCGCGTTTGGCTTTACAATATTATTTTTTCGAAGACTATGCCGAAAATTGACAAACAAATCATCGACAAGATTCTTGAAACGGCGAAGATTGAGGAGGTGATTCAAGACTGCCTCGGCAGTTATGGCTCTGGCAACCGCGCCGGACTGAAGAAGACAGGGGTCAGATACAAGGCTCTGTGCCCGTTTCATGATGACCATTCGCTCGGTTCGTTCATCGTCTATCCGAAAGGAAACTGTTACAAGTGCTTCAGCTGTGGTGCAAAGGGTGGTGTGGTCGAGTTTCTGATGGAGCATGAGAAACTAAGCTATCCTGATGCGATCCGTTGGCTTGGAAAGAAGTACAATATCGACGTGGATAACGTGGACGTGGATTGGACCTATACACCCAAGCCAGCACCGCCACCGATGCCGACGCTCGAACTTCCCATTCCAATGGTGAAGCGCACGCAGTCAGACCTATCGACAGACAACCTCGTGACGTGGATTCGCAAGGGCATCAACTGGGACTATGTGCAGCGCACCAGAGTGGAGCAGATGCTGAAAGACTATCATGTCGGACACGGCAAGAATGGTCACACAATCTTCTGGCAGATTGATGAAAATGGCAAGGTGCGCACAGGTAAGATGATGAAGTACAGAACGGACGGACACCGCGATAAACAAGCCTCGTGGAGTTTCGACTTCATTCACTCGGTGCTCAGTAAGCACTGGGATGCTGAACGCCATGAGTGGACCGACGAACCGCCATATCCGTTCCCCGACATCTACAACCCAGACCGTGAGGAGCCGCACATCACCTTCTTTGGGATGCACCTGTTGAATCGCTACCGCCACGCTACCATCAAATTGGTGGAGAGCGAGAAGACCGCCCTGCTAATGGCGATTGCTTACGGCAACCATGACCAGCAACTATGGATGGCCTGTGGTGGCTTGGAGATGATCACCCGTGAACGCTTAAAGCCGCTGATTGACCAAGGTCGCCACATCATCCTCTATCCTGACCGCGACGGCATCGACAAATGGAAAATAAAAGCCGAGCAGATGCACTATGACCGACTGACCATTGACACCACACCAGTCACAGATTGGTGGCGCGAGGAAGACGGCGACAAGGCCGACATCGCAGACGTGGTGATCCGAATGCTTAATAACTCCAAACCGCTGACAAGTATCGCAGATGTGAAAGTCGCCATACCGACAGCCACACCATTGATTGATAAACTAAACCTACAGATAGAAAAATGAGTGAAGAAAAGAAAGAAGGCTACGAGCTGCTTCAGACCAAGGTATCGACCAAGGCGGCTGAACGGCTGAACCGCATCGCACGAAACAGAGGAACCACAACCTACGGGCTTATCCAACTGGTGTGTCAGTTCCTGATCCGAACGGCATCGGGCGAGTACAACCTGAGCGACGAGATCAACCGACTGCTCACGCTGTTCCACTTGGAGCCAGGTTGGAAGGATGCTTACAACTCATGCGACCCGACCGCCGACACCGAGATAGCGCAGGAGATACTCATCCTTCAGCAGCCAGGGCGCAAGGGCTTCGGGGCCGTGATGGTCAACAAGCCATTCATGGGAGCGTGGACTGAGACCGAGTGCGTGGATGACATCATCGAGCGAATCATCGAGGTGTGCGCCCCTGGTGTTCACAAACGGCTCAAAAGGCTGTGCGAGATACACGAGTCGGAGTCCATACTGGAACTGTTGGTGTTGCTCACCGATGCACAGATCATCGTCGATCTCGACGAGGCGAACCGTCAGGAGATTCAGCAGGCCGACAACATCATGAGCAACGGACGGGCGATGGTCTATGGAGCACGCACTCGACGCAAAAAGCATTATGATCCTGATACTATGCCGCAGCAGATCGTCTTTGAGGACTTCGACCGCAACATGGGAACTGAACAACTTGACGAGATGGAGGGTTTGCACCATGATACCAGATGACGAACCTTTCAAGTTTGCAGAGCCACAAAAGCCCAACAAGCCGAACCCCGAACTGGAGAAGAAACTCTACGACCTCGGATTCAGACCTTTTGGATATGAATGGTAATGTAACCCTGAAGCGCGACAAGAAGGCGCACGACATCTGGCTGATCACCACGACCGACAAGGAAGGCTATCATCGCCAGCTACCCATCACCTTCGACGATATGCGCGAGTTGGTTAGACTTTGGATAGAGGAAACGATATGACACAGAAGAAACTACCGACATCATGGCGATGCCGTAACCACAAGCAGCAGAAGGACAAGGCGGAGATATACAACAGCCGCGAGTGGCGGGAGTTGCGCATCATGAAGCTGAGGGCCAACCCGCTGTGCGAGGTGTGCGAGCAGGAGGGCATCGTGACCAGTGCCCACGCCGTGCATCACCGCCACCCCATCGAGGACTCGACATCGAAGGCAGAGATGCGCAAGTGGGCATTCATGTGGGAGAACCTTGTGAGCGTCTGCGATGCCTGTCATGCCAAGATACACAAGGAGGAGCGGAGCCATAGCAAGGAGGCGGTGAAAGCCAGGGCCGAGCAGAGGCACGAGCGATGGAAGGACAACATCATGAGTCGCTTCATGCTGCCAGCGCATAGCGAAAGCGAGTACGTTGACTATGAGGAAGTGACTGCCGACACTGAGTCGCCGACCGTGACCGACTGAGACCTGGGCTATCCGTTTTTCTTCGACCCCATCAAATATTCCCAAAT